ATGGCGATCCAAATACATACTGTGTCACCACATTCTGCTTCTATTCTAACAGTATCCCCTCGCTTATAGAAAAATTCCCTTCTAACCCGGGCATTTTTCCATACATCTGAACTGGAATCTTTCATGCATTTCTCAAAATCTCCCAAAGTTCCACCTTGAGATTGACAATTTTGCAATGCCAATTCATATGTTCCCTCAGACCATGTGCTATCTATCTCCTCCCACTCATCATAGAAATATTCCAAGGCGTACTCAGCGTATCTCTCACGGAGTTCTTCTGGAGTTGGTAGGCCAACTGGGATTGTTGTTTTTATACTACAAATCTTATCCCACTTAGAATAGTCAAATGGCCCAGAGATCGAGAGTATATTTTGATTTGCTTCATATAATCCTAACTCATACCCATCATCTTCTATGAGCAGGACTTTTGCGCCTTCAGTATATGCAGTAATTCTTCTATATGTACTTACAGCCCATTTATCGTCTGTAAGTTCAAAAAATAAATCTGGAGTAAGGGAAGAGATTTCCCAAGGAAACTCGATCTCCCCCCAAGTTTTATATAGTCCCTTTTGTGTAGAATATATCTGATATTCTTCAAAAAGTTCTTGAATAGTTTTCCCGCAAGTATTTAAATCTGTACGGGCACAAGATTTATCGACAACGCTCCCTTCCACCCCACCACCGGGTATCCCTTCAACCGCGTTAATCTGCTCTTGAGAGGGTTGCTCAAAACACCCTCTAAAATAGAGGTTGGAGAGAGACATACTTCAACCTCCTCTAGTAAGAATCAGTTGTAGGTAAATGTGTCCATCACGAACGTAAGTTCGATGGTGGCTGGGTTGGATGAAGTACGATCAGCAGCGCCGAAGTTGAGGCTTGTCATCTGGGCATCAGGAATTGTGATTGTACGTTGGCCGAGAGGCTGAGGATCTTCACCACAGGTTACTGGAGTGATAGTGAGGGTTACAAACTCACAACCATAGGCCTTCCAAAAGTCAACGATATCAGCGTGCTTCTCAGGATCAAATGGAACTGAGAGGGTTACTTCTGAGAGGGTACGGGGGCCACGGAGATTGAAGATACGACCTCTGACTCCATCTGCATATTGAGATGTTCCGGCAGTGTCTCTAATGCCACTAAAGTTTGTGAAATAATGGGCAAAGGGAGAAGCCTGAATCCAAAATTGTGATTGTGCTACGGGCTTATAATTTAGCATGGTGGGATAACTAAACGTTATATCTAATGTATATTTAAACTAAGCCATACTACATAAAATATGGTGCAAAATACTTCCAATACCCAGCCTTCTGGCAATCCACCACTACACATTCTTTATATACAACTTTACGATCTAGTCTGTAAATCTTAGAATATAGGTCAATAAGTTTTTCAACATCACATTCAGACACCATATCTACTCTAATCTGACCTTCAATAGGCCCAAGTTCCATCTCAAATGAACTACTCATTATCGAGTCTTCTACAGAGATATAAGGAGCCTTTTTGATTTCTTCGATAAGTCTTCGTGCGGCATGAGCAATTTCACCTGGCGAGGTATACTCATCGATGTGGTATCTGGAGTTAGATGCGTCTGCCTCTGAGTCACCAGTGGAAATAATTCTCTGGAACCCAACATCATCAAGACCACCATCGAATTTAGCAGCAATGATCTTAGCCACCTTGTCTTTCTGACTCTCATCTTCAAGATCGCCTTCCTCATCAAACTCAGAGAAATCAAATAACTCAAGATGGGCATTAGGATCGGCTCCGAAGGCTCCCATAGAACCATTTTTCACATCTTCTGGATTCTTGTCCTCAGACATCGGTGCTTGACCACCACCCTCTGGAGGTGCTCCGCCTGGTGGCATTCCACCTGGGGCACCGCCCATCATCGGATTCATTTCCATCTTTGCCAAGGAGGGGATCTCGAGTTTATCTCTCATCCAGTCAATGTCTTTGACCTCGTATCCTATAGCCTGGAGTTGGGTGAGCATTTGAACAATCTTGACTGGATCTTCACGTTGCTCTAGATCATCAAAGTTTCTACGAAGTCTAGGTACAGGCGCCCCTGGATAATTAAGTTCAACAATCCATCGTATAAGAGTAGCATTGAGCGTCTCATCAAGTTCTTCTGAGAACGCTTTAGCTTTACGCATACGTACCGAGTCGGAGATTTGATCTCGGGCATAAGAACCGACATTTCCTGTCTCTTGGCCAACAGTATTCTCTCCATTAATTACAAAGCTAATCTGCTGATCAACGTACTCGATGAGTTTTTCATACACTTCAGAACGGCCTTGACTCTCAAGCCAACTAATATCCATCTCATCGGGAATTACGATGGCAGTCTCTTGACCAAGACGTTGGAGCGCAGTAAAGAGTGAATTTACCTCGTCTTCTGGGGTGCCAAGGCTAAATTTACCAACTGCTGTGGGTGTTGTATGCTTATCGGCATATTGCAACCAGAAGGACATTAAAGTCCGTCTAAATTCCACAAGGCTATAGAGTTGGCGACCAAGTCCTGTGCCATATGGATCCATGAAGTTACTATAGCACCAGTGCCTATGGATGACCATGGAGCGGAGGGGCAAAGCAATACCCTCTACCGAACTCTCTACGGTGAGAAGACGCGGGGAGATTGTTCCATCTTCATTGAGTACAAAAAGGAATCTCCTTGGGTCTCTAATTTTAATTTCAGAAGGAACGATATAGTTTCCTTGTCTCATCCAGCAGATCTCACCGATACTGATTCCTAGGATCAGTGATTCACACATTCCTCGGATAAAAGTATCAAATGCTGAGTTGGATGTAACTAGCATTTCCTTGCCATAGGCCTGACGAGTATTTGTCCCCATGCGATAAAGCACTTGGCGGACAAATTCTGCTACCTCCTCATCGCGGTCAGATGGACTCGCAGGATCTACCTCCCACTTTCTCTGAACAATCTCTCCTGTTAATTTTTCCCAAGCAGAGATAATTTGGCTGTCATTAAACAGCCGCATGTACTTCTCGATTGCTCGAGGCCCGCCACCACCTTCCTCAATAAGGATATCATCACGACGAGGAAGGATCGTGCCACCTGTGATATATCCATTACCCGCAAATGCATAAGGATCGGCCTTATACCCCGCAAGGCCGCCCTGACCCACACCAAGACTAAAGTATCTATCATAATACCCGGTCTTTGGTTTTGTTATCGAAGGGCGATCGTCTGCCATTCTATTACCTACTCTAAGGATCTATTATCTTTTTTATCTTTAAACTTAGACTGATCGATATAGACTACATCGAGATCGAGAATAATATCGCGGAGTTCATCGGCAGTGATTTCTCCCTTCTCATATCTTTCAATGGCCTCTTCGGCTCCTTCGACAATTACATTTTGCCCTAGGGTAAGGATATTTACTCCTTTTTCCATTGTTTTTGCTCCTCGCGAGTTTGATTAGTGATGTCGTAAAGTTGTTGTTGCCACTTTTCTTCAAAGGTGGCGATATGGAGATGCCATTTTTTAGGCCATTCTCCGATTGAGTAGCGGTGCTCTAGCTCCTCAGGGAGTCTAGTAGTGAAAACTTTTCTTAGAGCAGCCACCCCAGCGGCTACAAAGTTCTTACGATTTTTCGTATAGTATTTTTCCAAGATCTCCAAAGGGACATAGGGGAAAACTTTTTCAAATTCAGAGAATAACGGCGAGTTTTTAATATCAAGTTTATTCTCTTCGGTAGCTTTTTCCGATACATAGATATAAGCATCGTCGAGTATATGGCCAATTAGAGTGATGTTAAAAGGACATTGTTCATAGTCGTTAATCTCTTTCCAAAAGATTTTAAGAGATTCATATGCTGCAACAATACTATGCTTACTGAATTTAGAAAATCGTCCTTCTAGATCTTTCTTGAGAGCATCGATATAGTAAATATCTGGAGCATCAGGCCATTTGTGGGCCCTATGGGCGCATCCAGAAGCCCATAAAAATGCCAGAAGAAGCATTTTAATTCGCCCTTCTTTTAGGTCTTTTAATGGAAGGATATTGTTATCTTGGATGTGTGAATACCAGTTCTCAAACAACCTCAGGGAACGTTCATTAGCCCCTTCCCATACCTTTGTTTTAGATATTAGCCCTAGATGTTTTTCATTACATGTTCCATAAGAACTAATAATATTAAATTTTTTATCTTCTTCGGAGAATTCTGGATCGGACTTAAATGTGGTTTGTTTACGTGGAGTTGAGGATGATTGCCTTAACTCCTCAAGTTGTAACTCGTGACTAAATGTGGCTTCTGTCTTCCACTTATCATACTCAAGAATCCTCTCAAGGATGGTCTCACTTGAGAGCAATGAAGATCCCTGCTCGGTTTTCAATTCTGTGGCAATACTAAGCAGCTGTTGCAGTTCCAAGTTTGCGCAAAGATACGTCGATATACCCAATTATATCACGATAGGAGGTGGTGTCAACAACTTTCTTAAAAACCTTTGGAGATATACGCCTTAAATCCATTCCTTCGGTCAGAATGTAGTTAATTCGCTCATATACAGACACACCTGGTTCTTCATACAAGAAGACTATAGGACCCTCATCTCCATCCATTCCTTCAATAACACTCAATGCCTTAAAAAGTTCTGATAGTATTCCACAGTCATATCCGCAAAGTACAATAAAATCAGAAGACTTTATCGATGGGTCAGTAAGTCCTTGACGAGTTTTAAAATCCACCCCATCTTTTTCTGTAAGCATTTGCTCAAGATGCACTGCCATCTTATTCATGTCGGACATCTCATCGACATTTTTACCTTTAAGAAGGAGCACAGAAACTTTTGATTGCATCGGATCTATTTAAGTCTCAAAGCTTTAAACTCAAAGTTTAAAGTTTAGAAAAGTATGTGTAGCAGATGAGTTCTCCTTTCATAGAGTTACTAAAACCGAGAATTCCACTAATCATCTCTCAAGGATTTTCCTTGTATGAGAGAGAATTTGGTGCGTTTAATACAGATAAACAACGAAAGGAGTTATCAGCCCTAATCAACCAACTCCTACCTTTGATTATTGATCGGATTGAGAA